GTATTAGCCATTATAGAGTTCTCACATGTGAGTTAAGGCAAATCTGTCTACATGTCGTCAGTCGGGTCTGTCAGATTCACCGGATTGTTTCCCGATATAGGAGAACATATCACTATACAGTACTTTATGTCAAACATAAAAAAGGGAGCCGAAGCTCCCTTAGTCAAACACGTTACTACTTGTTACGCGCCTGCTGAACCAAAGATACCCAATGGATCAGATACACCGAACGAATAACGCTCACGGGCTTTATAGCGGCTGTTACCAGTGTCAAAGTCTGCATCCATAGATGTAGCCATTGCTGAACGGGTAAAGTGCTTTAGACCGTTAGGAACGTCAGTCATAAGGAACCAAGCATCAGTGTCAGTCAGGTAATGATTGACTGCATATCCGCCGGGAATTGAACCATTGCTACGAATGGCGTTTAGATCGTTATCAGCAGTAGACACACGTCCCTCAGTCTCAAGCAAACGAGTTGCAACGAATTGCAAGTTTGTTGGGATGATGAGTTTCTTAGGCTGTGCTGCAATCTTTAGGCCACGCTCGTCAGTCCATCCGCCGATCTGGATAATAGCGGCTTCTAAAGAAGTCTCGTTAAGATCCGAAGCAACTGCTGGAGTATTAGAGTTAACACCACCAGAAACAAGTGGGTGAGAAGTGTTACATAGAGAAACTCCATCACCGTAAGTAGTACCAGCAGCGAACGCGTTGTTCAAGATGGTAGCAGCTTTTACTTGCTTGGTGTATGCCATAGCGCGAGCTAGTGCTTTGGTGTAACGAGATGACAAAGAGTCATACAAGTTGTCTTCAATCGCTTCTTCAGTGATTGCAAAACCCATAGCAACAGTTTCGTGCGTGTAGCGTGCGGTGAAGGCTTCTTGAGCATTATCATACTCAATAGCGGAGCCTTCTGACTTAGTTGGAGCCGAACCGAAGCCGGACAACTTAGTTTCTTCTTCAAAAGAACGGTCAGAGGTTTCGTTTTCAAAAATCTCTTTATGCTCTTCGCCATACTTTGCGTACTCTAAACCGAACAATGCGTTTAATCCGGGGAGTAACTCTTTTAATAGTTGCGCTCTTGAAATAGCCATTAGTCAGCTCCTTAGTTAGACACAATGCCAGTACCATACTGATGGTACGGGAGGTTAATTTTAACCAGCACGTCGGTATAAGCATCACCGATAGCTGACCCAGTTTTAGTTACGAATCCAACAATCTTAAACGACTTAGTGGCAGTAGCAGTAGTAGCGTTAACCTGCATTTTAGACTTGCCAGTGACAGTGTTTACAGAAGTTGTAGCGTTTTGTGCGGCTGGAAAATCACAGTTGTGACCTAGATCCGTTTGAGTTACCGCGCCGTTTGCTTGTGCTTGAAACAATACATTTGGATCAGTTACAACAAAAGCAGTAGCATTTAATGTACCAGAGGGGTAGTACTGACCAAAGATCAATTGCCCTTGAGCATTAATATACTCGCACCCAACAAATACGCCGATAGCGCCAATAGTGTTTCCACCTAGATTGTTAGCACCTGCGTCTGCACCTGTACCAGCAGCAATGTTAACAAAACCGTCAGTGTGTAGTTCAACAACAGAACCATACCCGACATTTTGTGCGACCCCAGCGGGATCGAACAAGTACGACTCTTGAGCGCCCGTATAAGGGGTGCCGTCCTGCCGTCTTACGGGAACTAGCCCGTATCCTGCACTTGTAGAAGACATAATATCTATCCTATAAAAATTAAGTTAAGTTCCCTTACCAAAGGTAACTTTCGTTTTCCGCTCATTAAATAGCGGCATACGGGCATCATTCTCCCGCATCAAGTTGTTATCGACTGAATCCATTTGAGTTCTAGTTTGCCCCTCAAAGTACTCAGTACGTTCTGCAACTAGTTCGACGGGGGCTTTACAAAGCATCAGTCCACCAATAATTACATTGTCCTTAAATCGTTCGTTCTCGATTGTGACTAGTGTAATTTCTGGATGATCTGTAGCCTTTACTGGCTCCCATCCTTCACGAAGTTTAGAAGAAACATTCGTAGCATCAACAGTTCCCTGCATAGCTACTCGTATCCAGCGGAACGCGTATCCTTCTTCTGGAGTAGGGGAAGGTAATACTTCTGGCCTATTCCAAGATTTTTTACGAGTCGTTTTTTCACGAGTTTCAAGTTCACGGTTTAATCTGTTCTCAGCCATTATATTTTCCTCATCTCTTCAGCAACCTTTTTGGCGTATAGTTCCAGTGGTACTCCAAGTTTTTTAGCGATAGCTACCTGTGTTTGCGTTAATCGCACCTTTTTGGGTGCTGTGCTCCGCGTAGCGGGGGCAACCACATTTGACTTCCGTTTACTTGGCTTATCCTCTGGCTCTTCTTCAATTTCCCCAAATTCTTCAGGGAAGGTATTTCGCATACGAGCATTAATACTCTCGTAGTATTCATCGCTTTCGGTATCCACACCTTGCTTAACAAGTTTACTGTGTACACCCATAGCATAAGCTGTCATCTCGTCATCATCACCGAACCAAGAATTTTCTGCTGCCCAGTCGGACGCTTTGGTATCGACTACAGTTTGAGACTGTTGTTGAGGTATTTGTACAGGAACTTCTGCTTCTTGTAAAGGCTCTGCTTTGAAATCGGCTAATTTATCCGCCTTTATCTTAGCGTTGGTTAGTTTTTCTTGAGCATCTAGAAGTTTGTCTGCGTCACCAGCTTCATACGCTCGTTTATATGAGCGTTTAGCAGAAAGTATCTCAATAGCTGAGTTTTTCTTAGCTTGCTCTAGTAGGGCTGTTTGGTTCTTCTCTACACTGCCCTTTAATTTGGTATTTTCATCAACAAGAGATTTAGCGTAGGCTTCCATTTCCTGACGTTCGCGTTGAGAGGCTTCTTTAGCCCGTCGCTCGTCATGGTAACCTTTACTAAAGTGTTGAATACGCTTACGTACTTTGTCGGAGTAATCTTCTAACTCCTCGTCCGTAATGTCCTCTGGCGGTTTAGAAGCCTTGCGGTTCCTATCTGCTTTCGGCGTATCATCTACGACTTCAATATCAACTTCGTCGTCTTTCTCTTGGATAACTTCTTTTGCTGGCTCTTCTCCAGATAAGTCGATCTCAATAGCACCAGAAGATTCTATTTCTATATCTTCTTTCTTACTATCTTTCTCTTCATCAGGAAATGAGTACTCTACTTTTTGAAATCCCATCACTAACTCCTTTACACTCGTGTAACGCCACGAGGATCGTTAACTACTGCTTCAATCGAATCATCGTTCATTAAACGATACTCAACACCACCTACTTTAAAGCGCGTGCCTGTGTTGGCACGGAACATTACGTAATCTCCTACTTTACACCAAGGGCCAGTCGTAAATCGTTCTTTGTCAGAATACGCCTGCTCACCCATGTCTAATACCACGCCAATAGTTGACATAATGTAGTCGTGGTGTATTTCTTTACTAGATTTAATAATGCCACTATCACCATAGGTATCTTCTACTTCTGGCATAGCTACTAGGACTCGATACCCTACAGGAGTAGGAATTTGGTGCTCTAGTTCTTCTTCGGTTACTTCGGGGGTTGGTGTTAAATCAGTCATTGTCATCATCCATATAATTGCGCGAAAGGTCTTTTATATAAGATAAGCTAGTTTGAAGACCTCGTATCAAACCAACTACTTCTCGGTAGTTCGCGTAATCTGTTGCGGAACCATTCTCAAGAAACTCTTGTGCGGAGGATGTAGCATCCTCGATTTGTTTCGTTAGCACGTCAAAGACGGTATTAGCCATATCTATTCCTTAGGTTTGTTTTTGGCCTCTCTTAGTAAATCAAGGTCAAGTCTAGTGTTAGCTGTTTTTCTATCCGCAGCTAGTTTTGCGCCCGCTTTCTGGGCATCTATTTCCAACTCTTGTTTAGCTAGTTTGAGTTGTTCCATATCTATGGTTGCATCAGCTTGGTCTTTCTGAGTCTTTCGCTGAAGTTCTGCTTGTTTGAGCTGTGCATCTGACTGATCTTTCTGAGTCTTACGCTGCATATCTCCTTGCTTAACCTGTAGTTCTGCTTGTTGTAGCTGGAATACAGGGTCTTGTTGTTGCTGTTGCGCTTTCTTCTGGGCCGCTTCTTGCTCATGTTGCGCTGTAAGCTGCTTGCCACCTTCGGCTACTAGCCTTGCCAACTGAACTTCGATATCTTCCGATAGCTTCTCATTCGGTGCAGGTAAGGTAACACCCAACTTCTCTTCCATCTGAGAACGATACCTAAACCCTAGGTGCTCTGCGATATGGGCGTTGAGAGCTGCCATAATCTGCTGTGCCTGTGGGTTCTGCCCAATAGATTGAGCAATCATAGGATCTTTCATAAACGACTGGTGAGCCGCGATATGAGCTTCGTGATCTTGATAGATAAACGCTTTTATGGGGGTACCTGTTAGGGCGTTCATGTTTTCGCTTACGGGATCTGTAGGATTCACATCATCTTCCGTAGGTACTAGTTTGTCAGCGTTTTTAATTCCCATTACTTCAATCATCTGACGGTGTAATTGAGGTAAGTTGTATATCTGTGGTGCCTGTTGTGACATCTGTAGCACTGCTTGGTACTGTACTACTCGCTGCGCCATTGTGGCACTGTTAGGGTCGCTTACAGGGACTACATCAACCATAGCGTAGTCTGACTGCCGTGCTGATACTTCGCCTCTGTTAGGCTGGTAGGCGTATTCTTCAGGGGCTTCCTCGGCTATGATAGCTTTGAGCATCTTAAACTCTAACTTCATAGCGTAGTGTACACGGGCCATTACTGCGGCCATTGGTTTTAACGTACGCTCTAGCAATGCTAGGGTAGTTCCTACAGGAGCGTTAGCTGACATGTCAGATACATCCATATCTGCAATAGCACCTAAACGACGGCCCTCAGTAGTAATTTGGTTAAGTAACGCTAGCAGTGTTTGGCTAGGCTCCTTATAAGGAAGGGGCATTATGTTCTCTCTAATGCTACCTGATGGTACGTCTACATCCTTCCATTCGCCCGGTTCTATGGGGGTGTCATCCCCTTTAATCCGTAGCCCGCGAGCCTTTAGACCCCCCGGAAGATTAGATAGGGTACCAGCGTCCACAAGCTGCCGTATGATGGATGTTCCCGCTCTAGCGTAACCACCAATGATGTGGATAAGTCCAAGGCCGTAGAAGCCAAATCCGGGGACATATACGTAATGTACGAAGTGTTGACGCTTCAATGTTAGGTCGTCGTCTTCGTTCCAGTTACGGCGTATAGAGAGTACTTCTTCAGTACCACGCTCAATAGTTACTATATAAGGTCTAGCAACGCCATCTTCGTCATCAACACCTTCTATTATAAGATCAGCATGGATCTCATATATAGTGTATCGCTCGTCATCAGTGATTGAATAACCACCTTCTTCGGCTTTACGCTTCTCAATATCAGTGTGAAATGCTACTGGATCACCCAGTTCTATGCCTGAGTAAAACCCATTTAACTGTAGCTTTATAATGTCATTCTTAGTCTTACGCATGACGTGAGTAACACGCTCTGCGGACTCAATGTTAGACGCTCCGTAAGGCACGATAACGTCTTCTGCGGGGATATAGATAGCTGTTTGCCTACCTATGTTAGGATCAAAATAAACCTTCTTAAACGCTGATCCTGCTAGTCCTAGGCTATATAGCATACGCTCGTGTTCAGGGCGATACTCGACCATGTTCTCGGTCAGCTCGTAGTTCATGTCCGCTCTTACACGTTCAGCCGCTTCTTCTTTCTCTTTAGTCTCTTGACCCAGTATTTTTACTTTAACTGGCCCTGCTGCGGGGAATGTCTCACTCATCGTCTCCGCTTGGAAGCGAATAGCTGCTTCAGATAAAACAGTAGAATTAACACCACAAGCACCTTCCCAAGGAGTAGTTCGCTCTTCATACTTAAAACCAATGATATCTAGACCCTTAACATACGTGTCAGCCCACTCTTTTCGGCTATCTACGTCAGAATCTACCATTTCTATCAAATCACTTGCTAACTCGTTTACAAGTGATTCATCTAATACTTCTACTAAATTGGCATCAAAATCCATCATATCGACTTCAGAAGCCTCAGGTATGATGGTTATTTCCACACTACCGTCATCTAGAGTAACCATATCAGGATTAACGATGTCGATTTCTAACGCTTGATCGACAAGCTCTCCTTCCATGCCTTTTTCTATATCTTCTTCTATACCCTTGGGGGCAGAGTATATGCCTTTCTCAATCGCCATGATTTAACCTCTTAATAAAACCCGCTACCGCGTTGTTTAAAGTATTTAATGTCTTCTGGCTCATCAGAAGGTAGACGTATAAAGCCACCTTGTCGGAACCGCATAAGTGCCATAACCGTAGAATCCACTAAGTCATCGTTACTCATAAACGGGAAGCCAGCGATCTCTTCAACTACTTCCTCCGCCCAACGAGTTTGTGGAACCCAACACAATCCAGATGCTACAATATCAGATACAGAGTTTAATCGCGCTAGTTTATCACCAGAACCTCTATGAGGGGTATATTCTTGTACAAGTAGGCCCATTCGTCGCATTTCTTGGTATAACGCCACACCAGAACTCTTTTTCTCCACGATAAACGCGTCTGGCTCCCAATCTGTGTACTGCTCCATAGCTAGCTCTTTAAGCTCTGGAAACTCTAATCTCTCCTTAATACTATTAAGTAATATAATATTATACGCCGAAGTCTCCTCATTAAGAAACACACCCCATGTGGTCAGTGCTGTGTAGTCAGCGCGGTTGTGCTTCTCTGCTGCGGAGTCCAAAGACATTATCACATACTCACAAGAAGGAGGATCTTCCTTCTCCCACTCGTTCCACCACTCACGTTTAACTATAGCAGCTTCTTCAGCGGTGGGTTGCTGTTGGTACTGAGCGTTCCACTGGAACACGGGCATAGACGCTTTAGTACGTAACAGGGCTTCTATGTCAAAAAACTCAGGCCACAGGGGCTTATCTATGGGTTTGCCTGTGTCTGGGTCGTCCACATGCAAGATCGCAGGAAATTCTATGACATCATACTGGTCAGCCCGCTCATTATTAGACATATCCTTAACAACACGACCTGTCAGGTCATCCATATGCCATCGAGTCTGGATAATAGCTATACTACCCCCCGGCATTAGGCGTGTACGAGCACCGAATGTGAACCACTCGTATGCCTTCTCAAAGACTGAGAAGTTACCATTAATCACGTCTTGCTCAGAGTGTGGGTCATCTACAAGTAACAAGTGAGCACCACGTCCTGCTAGTGCGGAGCCTACACCACAGGCATAATACTCTCCTCCTGTGTTAGTACTCCATCGACCTGCGGATTTAGAGTCACTGGCTAGTTTTACAGTAGGAAATATGCTCCTATAAGCCTCACTAGCGATAATATTACGTACCTTACGACCAAAATCTACTGCAAGATCCGTGGTGTGAGACACCATCATCACTTTCTTGTTGGGATTACGGCCTAAATACCACGCTGGATAGAAAATAGACACTAATTGGGACTTACCATGCCTAGGTGGGATGTTTACGCAGGCTCTATCCTTGTCTCCACGCTCAACTTCCATCAAAAGGTCGGCTAGAATGCGGTGGTGCTTACCTACAATGAAGTCAGGCATCATTGCTTTACAAAATTCTATTAGATCATCGTACGATAACTTGTTTAAACGTCTAGCATCTAGCTCATCTACTAGTCTTTCTATTTCTACCACTTCGTCAGAGCTAAAACTGTCTATATTGTCCAACATATGTTGGATTTCGTCTTGCGTAAAGTCCGTAGCTAGACTACTCACTCGCGGATATCCCCAACTCAGCGTCTAAATCTATAACCTCGCCGTCCATAATGATCTCATCGACAGGGTTGACTAGTTTTTCTAGCTTCCTACGCAGTTTTGCCTTCAGATCATCCGTTGACTGGTGTGTAACAGTCACTTCTGACTTCTCAGCGAACAGCCCTACGTCTGATATCTTACCTAACAGCTCTAATGCTCGGATACGTACCCGTGGATCGGGGTTCTCTGTCTCTAAGATCAGCTTGTTGGTCACTAGGTGACGTACTGTTACAGCAGACTCGACTACTGAAGCGCCAAACTCAGTGAGGATGTTCCCTGTTAGCACCAAAGATGCAGGTGTTAAGGTAGACATTCGCTTGGGTGTGGCTTTCTGGGATGTTTTTTCGGGGTCGTCGGCATACGCTAGGGCAATCTTAGCGGCCACGTCTTCATCTTCTTTGTTGGGCTTCAATTCTAACCCGTGTTCTGCTAGCTCTAAGGCTGTGGTTCTTGCTGCTTGCGTACGGACAGTCAAGTCCACCGCAGGGTCGTCATCAAATAGCGGAACCCCAATCTCTGGTTCGATTTTAATCGTCATATAATAGTCGCAGGTTATTCACCGGAGGTGCCTTTGTAACACAATAAAATTTTTTTTACTAGCCTTTCTAAAACAAAGCGGGGGGAACGGCCTCAAG